AGAGAATGCTCCGTCATGGATCTTGGGGAAAACCTCTACTCTCTGCATGCAATCATACGGAACGTCTACGAATACACCCAATCCAACACGCTTGAGAACGCGCAGGCGGGACAGATTACGGAAGAGTTTCAAGCTGGGCCTATCACTCATCACTTCGATTTCATTACTGTCTCAGCTAGGCTCGGGCTGCGTCTGGACTTTGCTTATCAACAATATACCATCGAGTCAAACGTAGCTAAATGGAATGCTGACCATCGTGCGCATTTCCATTCCGCTGATGCCGTTTTAAGAGCGCTCAGTTCACTCGCTGTTCATACCGAGCTGTACGCTCCTTCATACAGGTTCGCCACCTCCGATGATGCTACGCTGGCGCATATATACGAATGGGCTAGTGATTCTAGTGTGTCGCGTTTTGCGGTTCTGGACATCAGCGGAATTAGATTTAAGAGTTTAGTCTCTGATTTGAATTCAGAGCATGGCCGGTCATCCTCCTTACCAGAAGAACCTGGGCCCTCCTTTACTGTTAACAATCCGCCTGCGTTGCTTCCTTTTGGCGAGTCTGAGCAACTCAACGAGGTAGATCTTCATGGTTCCGTTGCTGACACACGTGCCTATCGGTTTCATGCCCCCAGACTACCAATTCCGATTTCAGTTGTTCAAGAGGAGTCCACGGCTTTATTTTCCTACAAATATCGACCAAACGAGGGATGGTGGAGAGATTCGTACCCGAACTCATACGTGTTTCAATATTATGGTGAGACAACCCCATACACCGCGGATCAGATTGTCGCGAGGTTCACTCCTCTACAGCTACCTGAGGTGGTTTCTCCTCCCATACCAATTATAGCTCTACCTTACGCCTCCTTGGTTACGGATATCAGCTCCAGTCCCAGCTTTGATTTGAACCTTTTGCTCCAGAATGGTCTCTGGCTGGCTTCCATTAATTACGAAGCGCTCAAATTGCTGAACACACTCGCCTGTAGCTATTTAGCTGTGTATGGCACATTAGCTATGCAAGAACGAGTCCCACCTATCTTTTTCACAGTGGGCCTAACACCAGAAGTGACGGATGATTTCTTGTATGTGACTCGTCCTAGAAAGGGGGGTATCTACTTGGAACACTCAGCGATGAGTTCTCTATTTGACAAAGTTGCTTCAGTTATTGGGGGCTATATTTTGAAAGTACCCATTCATACTTACGCACAGTGCTCTTCGAGGATGTGGGTGTTTGCTAATGGGCTGCCGAATGGACAGTTACAGAGAATTAATTATCAGTGGCCGTTGGTGGATATCTCGTCAACTCTAGGGTTAAAGAACGGAACGAGATTCGGGCTTGCGATTACTTTTAGGGATATGCTGGAGAGTGTGAAGACTTACAACCTTGTCCCGTTACTGCTTGAACTATCATATCAGCAGGATAATGACTTAACTCCTGTAATTCCTACTGCGGAGTATTTAATTTGGTACTGGATGTTCTTTTTCCCATTCGCCACCGAGTATAACGTAAATTTTAGGGAGCCAGCCTCAGTTACGGTTGGGACATTTCCCATTACTGGGCCTCCAGGTGCTAGGTTTCCTGCTACGTTCGATTACCGCTCCACACAGGTGGCTGATTACCAACGATACTTCATTGAGGTCTTCTTTGTAAGTGCGCGGAGAATTAATCTTTGCTAGGATGAGGTCCAATATGATGGTGCGTTGGGTGGAGTCCACTGAGTCCATGCCCTGAGGAGGGACGACGAAGCGGAGCATCGATGTTGT